GCAAGAAAAATGGTGACTAGACTGAACAAGAGAGGATTACAGAAAATTCTATCTGGACAAGTCAAAGAACCAACAAAGTGTGCTATTAAATTTTATAGTGCCAATTGTCATTATTGTCAGGCTCTTAAGCCAATTTATGATATTATGTCTGAGGAGTTTTCAGACATAAATTTTTTTGCGTTCAATGTCAGTGACTATCCAGAAGTTGAGAAAATCTTAGGATTCCAGGGTGTACCTACGCTTTGTGGTATTCAATGTGGATCCGAGCTACCAAAACGTCATTTTATTAAGGAACCAGTTGACCCAGATCAAAAGACATGGTATACTGGTAACAACATTAGAGATTTTTTAAAGGAGTTTTAATGAAAAAAAGTTTATCATATGATGATGTCTTGTTGGTGCCGAAATATAGTGATATTCGTAGCCGCTCAGAAATTGATATCACTGGCGATTTGACTAACGGATTAAGCTTGCCACTTCCGATTATATCATCTCCCATGGACACTATCACAGAAACCACTATGTCGTTCGTCATGGCATGTGTGGGTGGCTCTGGTATAATCCATAGATATAATACTATCGAAGAACAATCGAAGATGGTTAGAGAAGCCTCTGCGGAAATTGAATTCATGCCCGCCTCAGTAGCTAAAGGAAGTTTGGGTGCGGCTGTGGGAGTTACTGGGGATTATATTGAAAGGGCGAAATCTCTTGTTGATAATGGCGTAAATTATATTTGTGTTGATATAGCTCATGGCCACCACATTTTAATGAAAGAGGCTTTATACAATTTGCGTAAAGCACTGCCTCCTAATTTTCATATTATGGCCGGAAACGTTGCGACTCTACAAGGTGTCAACGATTTAGCTGATTGGGGCGCTAACTGTGTGCGCTGTAATATCGGCGGTGGTTCAATTTGTTCTACCAGAATTCAGACTGGTCATGGCATGCCAGGACTTCAAACTATTTTTGATTGTGCCAAAACTGATCGTGATGTTGGCATTATAGCTGATGGTGGTATTCGTAATGCGGGAGATATTGTAAAGGCGCTAGCAGCGGGCGCTGACGCTGTAATGTGCGGTTCTTTATTGGCTGGTACTCATGAGACACCTGGGAATATTTTGAAGGACAAGACGGGCTCTTACAAGGTCTATAGAGGCATGGCTAGCAAAGAAGCACAGATTAAATGGCGAGGGCGATATAGTTCTTTTGAAGGTGTTTCAAGTGTAGTGCCTTATCGTGGACATGTAGATTCACTATTAGGTGATATTGAGAAAAACATTAAGAGCGGTTTTAGTTACTCTGGTGCTAGAAATATGCGAGAACTAAGAAGTAAGTCGGAGTTTTCACAGCAGACAGCCGCTGGTACTGTCGAGAGTGGCACGCATATTTCTAGCAAGGCAGTATAATGTCTGATGATTATGCATATAGATATAATGAGGAAAACGACAAAAGAATAGTTTTTACCGATAATTTGCACAGACATACAAAATTGGTCTTAAAACTGAAATATCTAAATATAACTCAAGCAAAGCTTTTCCGCCATATCATAACTGGGGTTTTAACAGAAGACCCCAGAATAATGAACTATATTGAAGAAATAGCAACTCGTTCAAAACTAAGAAAAAATAAAGCAGAACAATTAGAAAAGAAAGGCAGGGAAGATTATAATGATCTGGGTTTTTCCGAAGAAGAAATGGAAGGTTTGTTCGACGTTTTAGAATCGGAGTTTCCAGACTTATGAGATCAAAAATACCAAAATGTTCTGCTGATTGTATTTTAAATAATACTATTTGTGAGAAAAAAGACTGTAGAGATTGGATTGATTATAAAAAAGAGTATAATTGTTCTAAGATATCTATTTATTTACACGGACGTATGACACTAAAGCAAATTGCTGAACGCTTGGGGATTTCTATCCCAAGAGTTAAACAAATTGAAACTAAAGCTTTAATGAGGTTGAAAGTAATTTTAGCAAATAAAAATGATAGTTTGGGTGTTTATGATTGATAACCACTATTTATTGATGAGTTTATTAAAGGAGAAATTATAATGGCTCGTAGAAAAACAAAGCGACTTTTAAGCGAAGGAGAAATGCGTAGGTTTGCGAAGCTTGCTAATCTTTCTCCTGTTAATGAGATGTATGGTATGCCCGGTGCCAGAGATGAGGAAGAGGATCCGGGAATGCGTGATATGATGCAGGAAGAGGAAGAGGAAGAGATGGAAGTTTCTGCTGATGAAGTAGAAGCAGAGCCGGCACCGATGGATATGGACGACATGCCAGATGATATGCCAGATGATATGCCATTAATGGACATGGGCGATCCAGCCGAGGAAGAGGGAATGGTTGATCTTGAGGATTTTGTGACCGCTCTAGAAGCAGCATTAGAAAAAGTTACTGGGGTACCCGTAAGCACAGAGTTAACTCCGCCGGAAACTCTGAGCGACGAGGAGGCAACCGAAAGAGGAGGTGACCCGATAGACGATATGGGAATGCCTCCAGAACCAGTGGATATGGGCGACGAAGAGGAAGAGGAAGAGGAAGAGGAAGAGGAAGAGGAAATGCCAGATATGGATGAGTTGGCAGAGGCTATCGCTCGCAGAGTCAGACGTAGAATGAATGAGAATCGTCGTCCTGCAAAGCGCACCCGTAGCAAGGCTAAGACTGTAGATGCAGTAACAAACCGTGTTATGAAGCGTATCAACGAGGAGAAGAAGCAAGCTAAGTCTTTAGACAAGCGTGCAGATGCACTCACCGATAGAATCTTTGCAAGGTTGATGAAAGAAAGTCGTTGACATTTCACTACTAGTCTGTTATAATTATAACCATCAGCATAGTCTGGTGGTTATTTTTTTGGGGAAGACTAAATGGAAATAATATTATATATTCTTTTGTTCGCTTTTGGCTGGGCAAGCTGTTTGTTATTTTATTTTGGAAAAAGTGTTAACTTTTTTTATAATATGGTGAAAATAAGTCAATTGTTATCACTATTTATATTAGCTAGGTCTTTAGAACATTTTACATATGCAAAAGAACTTCGCTTGAAGACCATGGTTGATAATGGTGATAGTGAACACAATATTAAATGTACTTTAGGTCAGTTTGAGGATGAAATAATGTTTTTCAAAAAATCATCATTAAAAGAATTAAGTGATATTATAAATCTAAAGAATTTTGATAGTAATTATAAGAATATATTTAGCGATTGGGAATCAGCCATGAAATATTTGGCAAACAATACTGAAACTATTTTAACTTTCATGAAAAAGCACAAAGGAGAATCATGATTAATCGACTTAGAAATATCGTAAAGAAGATGCTTAGTGGAGATGAAGATGATAAAAAGATCATCGTTCTGTCAACAGGAGATCAGAAGCCTGATTTGGATCTGAGAATTGTTGGGTTGTTTTCAAATGTTGATGAAGAGAAGGTTTCTGAATTAGTAACCGGACTTTTGTATATGAACGCACTTAATAAGGCTGAGAAAGAGGAAGAAAAAAGAAAGGATATCGACTTTTATATATCAACATATGGTGGAAGTGCTGACGATATGTTTGCTTTGTACGATATTATGAAGGACGTGCAAAAGACTTCTGACATTTGCACAATTGGAATGGGCAAGGTGATGTCAGCCGGTGTTCTAATATTAGCTTCAGGGACAAATGGTAAGCGGAAAATTGGAAAGAACTGCCGTGTGATGATTCACTCCGTAGCAGCCGGTAATCATGGCGAGTTGAATCATATGATTAATGAACTAGATGAGATCAAAAATATGCAGGAAATGTATATTAAATGTTTAGTTGAAGAAACAAAAATGACAGAAACCGTACTAAGAAATATGCTGGAACGTGGGGTTAATGTCTATTTAACAGCAGAAGAGGCGGTTGAGTACGGAATCGTTGACGAAATTGTTTAGGAGTTATTAACAAATGTTTGATTTAGATAAAATGATCAGTGAGGCGTATGGCGAAGAATCAATGTCTTTCGAAAGTATTGCCAAGATGGTAGAAAAGATGCTGGTTTTGCAAGAGTCGTTGGGGCAATATGCATCTGGCAACAATCTTATTGTGGAGCGCGAAGCCCTTAGAAACTTATCAATAACATATAGTAATTTGCCAAACGTAAATGTAAGTGAATTGGGCTGGGCAAATCCGGATGGCGAAGTTCAAGAAATTGATGGTACCGCCGCGATTAGTGCCAGATCTAGAATGGAGACACTATTAGAG